GCGATCCGCTCGCGCTCGGTCGCCGAGTCAACCTCGGCAGCAAGCACGCCGCGGCGCTTCATTTCGTCCAGCGTCGTGATGTCCGACAGCTTGCCGGCCTGGTTCATCTTGAACAGCAGCTCGGCGCTCGCCTCGGCGAGCGTCTGCGCGCCATAGTCGTCGAACAGCGAAACGTGCCCGCCCTGCGGTAGACCGACCCAGTCGGCCATGATCTGCAGGGCTGCGTCGAAAGCGTCCTCAGCCTGCGCGGCCATCGCCTGGAGTGCCGACATGCCCACCGTGTTCTCGGTCGCGACCTGGGTCGCTGTGATCGATCCAGGCTTGATCACCAGCAGTTCGGCGCCAGCCTGGCGCATCTGCTCTTCGAGTACGTTCAGTTCCGATCGGCCGATTCCGACTGCCTCGGCCGATCCTTGCGCGATCTCGATCGATGCGCCGGCCGGCAGCCGCAGGAAATAATCCGACCCGACGGTGATCTTTTCCTCGGCGTCGCCGCCCACGATGGCCGCAATGCGCACCCGAGCGAACCGGACCGATTTGGCCTGGTCGCTGGACTCGGCCCAGTGCTGCGCGTTCAGGAAAGCCACCTGCATCAGCGGCGGCTCTCCCAGCATGAACCCGGTGCGCTTGCCGTAAACGGGCACGAAGGGGACCACGGGCAAGCTGGTGACGCCTTTGTCATGCTGCGCCCAGCCGTCCTTCGTCTCGCGGTACGTCGCCCATGCGCCCGGCGTGAGCACGCGCACCTGTTTGATCGTTTCCGTGCCGAACTCGCCGTCCGGTTCGTCGACCGTCTCCATCAGGCGCAGTTGGTCGATGCGCCACTTCCCGCTCGCGCGGCTGGCCCGCCAGCCCAGGATCTGCTCGGCCTCGATCTGGATGAAGTACGGCCGCGCACCCGCGTTGCGCTCATCGGCCAGCGTGCGAACGCCCTCGGCGCGCGGGTAGTCGACCAGGATGCCGGCGATGCCAGCGCCCAGCGCGTGCGCGAACGTGTCGTAGCAGAACGCGTGCAGATTGCGGCCCTGCAGATCGATATCCTCGGCCCACTCGACGATCACTGGCGGTACGTCTTCGCCCAGTGTCATCGGCTGCGAGAACGGCTTGCTCGCCAGTGTCTCGACCGTGCGCGAGTAGGCCGGGAACAGCACCGCCTGACCCAGCCGCGACTTGTAGGACTCGTTGTCCTCAGCCGGCCAGATCGGCATGTATCGCTGCCCGGCCGCGCGCATCGCCCGCGTGCCGCCCATCAGCGCGCGCACCAGGGCGCGGTCTTCCGATTGGGCTGCAACTGCGGCGATTGGCGTGGCGACTGTCGACATGGCTCCGAATGCAAGAAGCCCGCGAGGCGTTGGCCTGGCGGGCTGGGGGTGGGGGTTTTTGGTTAGAAGTGCAGCGAACTGACGATCACTGATCGCTTCACGATCGGGTAGCGGTAGACGATCACGTAACCAGCGGCGTCCAGAATGTGGTCCATGCCGCTGGTCTTGTCCGGCTCGCCGTGCTTGTCATAGGCTTGCTTTTCCAGGGCCTCGACCAGGTGCGGGCAGGTTTCAGGGTTCACCCGATACCGGCGCTTGCCGTCCTTGTTCAGCATCGCGTTCATGCTCAGCACGCGATCCTTGACCGCCGGATTGCCCGGGTTGGCGCAGATCGTGAACCCCGCCTGCTTGAGCAGCGCGATGTCCGACTCGCTCGCGTCCTGGCTCTTTCTGTTCTTCCCGCTGGCGTCCGGGTAGATGATCAGGCTGTGGCCTTTGGCCTTGAAGCGGTCGGTCAGCAGCCGGACCATCGCCGGGGTGTCGAATACCTCGGTCAGTTCGGCCACTGCGTGCGGATCGTCGCCGCGCAGCACGTGCACAACCGCCGCACCGTGGGCGACGTTGAAGTCCATGCCGACGTGCAGCGTTTCCTTGTCCTTGACCGTCTCGGCGCTGGCGTTCAGCGCCCGGTCGAACTCGGGGTAGACGCTGCCCGCCGTCAGGTTGACGAACTCGCCATCGAGGTAGGCGGCCAGCAGACTGCTCGGGTAGCTCGTCCGCAGACTGTCGACGTACCCATCCGGCAGGTGCTTGGCGTTCGTCTCGGTCGGCGCCTTGATCAGTCGATACCCGGGCGCTGTATTCTTGACCCACCGGTCATAGACAAACCGGAACCCTTCTGGCGTGGTCACAATCCCGACCGTGTTCAGGCTTCCGTCCGCCTTCTTTTGCCGGTTGCGGCTGATGATCTTGTTCCAGGCGTCCCGCGCCTTGATGGTTGGCAGCGTGTCGAGCTCGTCCACCAGGCTGTCGGCCACCTCGTAGCCGATGATCCGCTCCGGCGTGTCCATCGTGCGGAACATGAGCTGCCCCCACTCGCCGAAGTCGATGGTGGCGTCGGTCTTGTTGAACCGGCGCGGCAGGCTCATTTCTTCCATGACCTCGGCGAATCGGGGGAACCCGATCGTGCGCACCATGTCGTAGGTCGGCAGGTAGTAGGCCACCGACTGTCGTGGGTGCTGCAGTTTCCTGGCGATCGCCCGGCACACTCCGGCGTATGTCTTGCCGGCCCCGAAGCCGCCGCAGAACGCGGGGAATTGCTCGGTGGCGGTGACGAATTCGAACTGCGGGCTACTCAGCCGGATCTGCATCGCGCACGAACTGGATCACCGGCGGCATCAGTGCTTCGCCGTCCGGGCCGCTGTGCTCGACCGCCGCCAGTCGCGGGTGGATGTACGGCGCCGCGGCCTTGGCGGCCTCGAACCGCATCACGATGGCGCTCGCCAGTTCGCGCGGCTCAAGCGTCGGGTCAGGCTCGGTGCGCATGACCTTGAGCATGTATTCCAGCGGCGTCAGGCCGTCGGCCATCGCGCGGTCTGCAATCACCCGGGTGCGCTGCGTTGCAGAGCCTGGCTTTCGCCCGGCGCCCTTCCTTGCTCCACCTCGGGCGCCGTTTGATTTGGTTTGAATGTTTGGCATGGAATCAAACGCCTCGGCCCGGCAGGCTCAGAAACGCAAAAACCCGCAGGCCAGAACAGCCGATGCGGGTTTCGTTAGGGCGAGCACGTCCCACAGAATGGGACGGTCGTTGGAGTTATTCCGGGGAACTCCCCCGGATTTGTGTGCCGTGGCGCACATTCTATTTTCCTTCCAGGATTTGTGCAACGTTTTGAGAAAGGCGCCTCCAAACCCCGGAATCAATGTCCATGTCGGCCTGGAACAGCAGCTGCGCGATGTCCTTTGCTCGCCCGATGTGCTGCACCGGAACGGCCGCCTCGATTGGCGTGGCCCCGTCGCCATGGCAGACCGGGCACAGGTCATCAGCCAGCACCTGGCGCCCGTCGCCCCACTGATCGACCTCGCCATAGGTCAGGTGCCCCCTCCCCTGACATGTCGGGCACACCCCGAACACCGACCATTCGAACACCCGGCAAATCAGAATCTTCAGCACCTTGGGTGATTCAGCCCAGCGGCGCTTTCGCGCTGAGTTCGCCGCCTTGGCGATCAGCAGCGACTGGGCATGCCGATAGGCGTGCCGGTCGTTGGCGTACTTCGCCCGCCACATCGCCAGGCCCAGGGGCTCGCGGACGCCCGCCATGCCGGCCGCGGCGATGGTGTCCAGGTCGGTGGTGCGGTTCTCGACGATGCGCAGTTGCCCGGCCACGGCGGCCCGGCCGTAGCGTTCGCGGCGGGTGGGGGTGTCGGTCAAGTCAGCGCTTCTTCTGCTCGACCGCGATGGTCAGCTTCGGCCCTTCCCCGGCGATCGATACCACCGGCGCGGCCAGGAACGGGATGTTCGGCGCCTCGCCGCGCAGCGCGTGATATGCGATCTGCGCCTTGGCTGTGGCGATGATCTTGCCCGCCGTGTTGTTGACCTCGACGGCATCCTTGGCCGCGATGGTGCCGTCGCGCAGGCCGTTGAATACCTGGATCAACTGATCGCGGATGTCGGTGATGGTGGTGGTCATGGCTCCTTCCTTTGCCTGAGCAGGCGCCTGATTTTCAGGTTGATAGTTGTGAGCTGAACCAATGAAGTTGGGATATCGGCCCTATTGGCGGACGTCTGCTTGGCAAGCTGCCCACGGACATATGACTCGCTTAGCTCGGCAACCTCTTTTTGGTGGACGCGCTGGCGAATTTCCCTAAAGCGATCTGGATTCCTCGCGATCCACTTCGAATGGTTCTCGTAGTACCGATTCCGGTGGGAAATCCAATACTTTCGTCTGACCGCCGCAATCCGATCAACGTTGGCAGCCTTGTAACCGACCCGCCAACGCGCGATATCCGCTGCGTGCTGTTCCCTGTATTTCTTGTTCCGAGCCGCAACGCACGCTGCGCACTTTTTCAATCGCCGACCGCTGTGGAACGGGAATGCTGAGATCGGGAGAGTTACTCCGCAACCCGAACACGGCCTTTCATCTGGCGGGGTAATCGCTTCCGTTCGTTTTTGCATGATCTGAGCGCGCCTCGCGTCTACCTGATCCGCTGATACGTCTTGCCATTCAATACAGAGCCGGCGCCCTTCAAGCTGAGCCACATACCTGAACGAAAGGTTCGCGACCCAGTTTTTTTGGGCCAAGCTCTTTTCCACTCGCGCGCACTGCTTGCATCTAGCAAGCACGCCAAACTTTCCTCTGCTGTAATTTGAGAAGCACTCCAGCCCCTTCGCCACCCCGCACTTCGTGCACGTCTTCATGACGGTGTCGGTCATTGGGCCTTCCATGTGAACAGTCGACCGAGGCGAGATTGCGACCCGTAATCGAGCGCCATCGTCGGAGCGAAGAACTTCACAAGCCATCGCGTGTTGAGCATGAAATGCTTGTTGCGGCGGTCTATCTCGGCTTTGCGGGCGCGGATGCTCATCACATCGCCCCCCGCACCACCCAGCCCACCGCCAGCGCCGCGCCAGGCGCGACAGTCGCCACGGCCAGCACGCGGCCCAGGGCGCGCAGCGCGACCATCTTGTCTTCGTGCTTGGCTGGCTGAGGCTTCCCCGAAAAGCCCGCCAGCGCCCGCAAGGCCAGGGCCAGCCCCATGGCATGCAGCGCCGACACCTCGGGCACGCCAAGGGGCACGACAAACCAGCCCCAGAGCACCGATGCAGCGAACCCGCCCCACAGGGCGCAGGCGGCGGCCAGCGCGAGCGCCACGAGGCACATGACGGCGTAGATGATGATTTTCATCGGACGGGCAACTCCAGGATGGCCGAGAAATAGTCAGACCAGCTCAACCGTTCTTCCCTCGCCCGCCTGGACACGATCGGCAGCGATGCCGTCGGGCGCCACATCGAGCGGCCGCTGTCGACCTTGCGGTCAAGCCAGCCCTCGGACACCCACTGGTTCCACAGTCGCATCAGCTGCTCGAGGTTGACCGGCAGGTGCGGTTCGGCTTCGGCCAGGGTGTGCCAGCGGTCGCGCGGCTGGTCGTTCAGCCAGGCCAGCACCTCGGCCTGCAGCCGGGCGTC